CCTGGTGTCACTTGATCTATCTCTGTAATACCAGTAATAGTTACAATTGAATAATCGGTATAACCGTCGTTCTCCGCGTACAGTTGAGCACCAACGGTTATATAAGAGGGTAACGATGCAACAGTTATATCGTAAAAAGTAACATCATTCCCATTGATAGAACCAATGTGACCAAACTTCGTGCCGCCAAGCACGCTTCTATCAATATACAAGCTTTCTCCAATGTCGTACTTGTCTGTTAAATCATCAGCGGATTTGAACAATACTTGATTTGGTGATAACAGCTTGATTTGATCAGTGACTGCAACCTTGTTTGGTGGCTTCAATACTTGACCATTAATAGCAGATGATTTGCTGGGTGCAATGAATGGTTCAGTGATTGGCACACCTACAACCGTTACAGGACTTCCAATTAACGGAGAATTGTTGGGGTGATATAGTTCAACGGTAGAACCAGTGATATGTTTGATCTGTGTACTACCATCTTTGAAAATAGAACCAAAGACAGTACCTTCAGAGACTAACATATAGTTATATTCAATCTCCCTGCCAGCATCATTAAATACCCGATAAGGTAAAACAAGCAGATCAGGCACGGCATTAACCGTGCCGTATATTGACGGTCGTCTTGCGCCTAGCCTTGGCTCGTTTCTACGTGCTGATAAGCCGTTGTTGGGCGATGACTCTGGGATGTTTCGGCTTGCTGAATTGGGTATTTTAGGGGCTAACAGTAACGTGGTTGCTACTGTTAAGATTACTGATATTATTATTGTTATTGGGTCTTGGGGGGGGATAATGACTTCAAGCTCTTTATAACCATTCAGAGCTTCGATCTCTTTCTGATTTGAAATCCCAAGAACTTTATTCTCTGATTTAATAATCCCATTCGTGGGGAATCTATCACAATTTAGTGTGGCTATTATGCAATCAATATTATTGCATACGCCGTAATAAACGTAATGGGTGTCAAGCCCTATTTTAAAGGATATTATCGAACTCATTATTTGGTCTTTGTTATATTTAATCTTGAGTTACTACCAACATTAAATACACCGCCCATAGATTTTAAGTATATAGAAAAACTCATACCCTCATAAGCTTTAATAGAGAAAGTTAAGAATCCCCCACCGAAATACTCATTTGTAACGAAACTTCCATATATACTGACTCCATCAATTACTGCTTTAACATATCCTCCTAAATTTGCTGATATGTCATTTGATGAGGCTAACATTATATTAACCAAGTAATGTCCTTCTTGACTAAAAAAAACACTATCGTTAGATACAGAAAAAATAGCATTGGTCGTATTTACTAACCCTACAATAGTATTAGTTGAAGCTGGAATAACTTTATTTGTGTCCACATCTATCTTAAAAGAAACGGGGCTATTATCTTGTTTAACAATAGCCAATACGCTATTCCCGTAGCGTAAAATAGGGTCTCTCATTAATATTTCAGAACTTCCAGCATGGTCGCACAGAAAACCATATGTGACACTATCGGAACCCGATGGAACTCTGCATGAAACTGAATATCTGTAATACTTTGTATCAATTTGACCTATATCTATTTCTTGAGTACTAATTACGGTAGAGCCTGATTTAAAATAAATAATCATCGTTGTATTTGGGCCAATTGTTCCAGATATTTTCCTCAATTCAGAGCTGAAAGTTACTAATTGACCGACTTTAAAATTAGTTGAGGAAATCTGTTTAACAACTGTAGAAAGTGTGGATGCTGTCTCTCTTATATCCTTATTTGCATCAACTAACATTGTTCCATTGGAACTGTTAAAATCACGAGATGTCGATATAACGTCTCCTTTTATTAAATGTCGCTTTCCTTTTCCTATTCCTTTTGAGCATAATGATGCTGACATAGAAGGAGATACTATATCAACTCCTTTTGTTGTTGCGTATGATATTGCATGTTCTACTTTGCTCTTAATGTTGTTAGTGTAATCATGGGCATAAAAAACAACTGAACCACCATCCGCCTTAGCGGAATTAATAATTAAATCTATATCAGCATTATTCATGCTTTCAAGTGCCGCTCTGTTCAACTTGTAAGGATTCTCATCTCTCATCACATTAGTTTTGTCAGCAGGTCTGGTGAAAGTGTATTCGTAATTAGCTCTTAATAAATTAATAAATTTATTATCAACAACACTTTGAGCACCCACAAATCCAGAAATATCAATACCCATTGAATTAAATATATCAAGACTCTGCAATATTTCTGCTCTAGCTATTTCTATATTTAAGCCGCTAGAAAATGTTGTGTGATTATGGGTGTGGCAAATCATCTCATGACCATCTTTAGACATTTCTATAATTTGAGAACTATCCAACCTACCCGCTGCATCTATAGATGCAGTGTGAATAGCAAATCCAGCGGGTATATTCAGAGATTTAAAATAAGGAGCCACTTCAGAATAGTGTTTAGGCAATCCATCGTCAAAAATAAAGCTTATTGATGATTTTGGGGTTGCAGGAGGCCAAGGGAAAGAAGAAATCATTCCAGCTATTGTTTTGTACACCGTCCCTCTTCTCGACGTTACTTCAAGAATCGTAATTCCATCCTTATCTCGCGAATTAACAACCTCATCAAAAGTCTTAGCATCAAGCCCAGCATCAATTAATTTCTGTATGTCGATAGTCATAATTTCTTCCTATAATATTTCACTAATTTAAACCCGCGCGTGGATATTTCTAATGGTTGATTCTGCACGCCCTGCTGTGTTATTTGCATCACCATCCCATCAATAAATAAGCCCACATGGGGTACTTGTCCTTTGTTTCTCATTTGCACAATGCAGGGCGTTTTTGGGCGTTTAATTAGCTCAAAATAATGCCTTTTTTTAGCGTCAACTTTGCGATTTTCTAGCGTTGCTAACATACCGTTAAAATACGGCTCGATGTCATCACCTGATAGAGCTTTCCAAGCCTCACAAACGAGGTGAAGACAGTTATAATTATCTTCGTCATATTCGCGCGCAAAGAGAAAATCTAAACTGGTTGTTTCAATCATCATTTCAAAAAACTTTCCATCATCGGAAAGTCCTCAACGTTATACACTCGGCCTGTTTTTGAGTTGTTTAGCGTCGGTGCTTTTGCCACAAAGAAGCTGCTTTCATGATTAAAACTAAAATCGTCTAGTTCTAAATTAATAGATTGTTTCATGGGTGCGCTTAAATCATCAGATCGGTATACCCAGTGGCTAACTGTCGGCTTAATACTTAGATTATCCGTTGCTCTTAATTGTTTAATTTCGGGGGGTAAAACTTCGCTTAAATCGCCCAGCGAAACGTTAATGCCGTAGTCCAGATTATCTTCACCTGAAATGGTTTTAATTTTGGCAGGATAGTATTGAAAAAACCGCCCATCTTGTAATGTAATCCCCTCCACCGCATTACGTGCAAATCGGTAGGGCTTGGTGAAATTAGGGTGCGTTATTTCGAGCAAATCCAGCTCAACCACATCACTTCGTGAACCCAAAAAGAAATCGATCTCTTTATCAGTCGCCATTATTTAATCACCTTACTTAATAACCATGTGTTCAGGGAATGTCTCTGTAACCGCATCACTGCCATACGGTACGCCATTGATTAAACGATCAAACATATTTAATAATTCTAAATGATCCGCTTCATCAAACGAGCCTGTGGCACTAACCAAAGAAATAAAGGCATCATCTTCAGCCGTGCCACGCTTATCTAACACCTCTACTTTTGCACTAATGCTTCTTAGTACACCGTCGCTCGATGTGTGTTTAAAACTACGCGGAATAAAACGACACTCTACCCACTTACACTCACTCGATAGCACAGGCATATTGATCAAAAAAGGCAGTGCGCCTTCTTTTAATATTGAGATGTAAAAACCCATTAAATAATCAAACTTTTTTTTGCTATCGAGCACCCAAGTCACCGGTACATACGATGGACCACCTAAAATATCGACGCGCGTTCGGCTTAAACCACCGGGTAATTTTGTTGATATAACCCCATTGGGTAAATCAACCGCGTGAGATACCACACGTGGCTTTAAAATGAGTTTTGGTAGGCTAGTTGTTGTTGTCATGAGATAATCACCCTTACCCTAGCGCACGGCTGATTTTATGGGTGTTTCGCAAGCCTTTTGATGCTTTGCTATTCGCATCTTGAAAATCACCGGCTATCACCTCACCCGCTTTTCTGGTGACCACATCTAGCGCGATTTCTTCCACATCGTCACGGCTAATCACTTGCTCTTGTTGTACGCCATCCACCGACACATTAATGCGAATCGTGCCACCGTTTTGAGTGTTATTTGAGGCGGTTTTAGCATCTTTTAATGGCGTGACTTTGCCACGTTGTGCGCCTGTTAATAAATAGTCTCTACCGCCTTGGGTGTAGATTTCTGGAACACCTGTTTCGTTGACCTGGTAGCCTGTGTTGGGTCGGGTAG